CGACCCCCCCAGAGACCCCCCCTCCCGGGAGATTGTGTCGTACGATCGCAACGTCCCGAAAGCGATGGCCGTCTTTCGCGTTCTACGGCCCCTCCACGGCCCTCGACCCCGCGGCGCTCCCCTTCCCCCGCGTGGAGCCTCCCGCGGGCCCCCCGGCCCCCTTCCCGTCGAAAACCCGGGGCGGCTGCGGCGATGGGTGACCCGCAATGGCGGAGACTGAGCCCGGGGGCGCGGGGGTGGGCGCGGCTGGCGGCGGCGTCGCTCTCCTACCTCGACGCATGGGAGAAGAGGAACCGGCAGGTGCGGCCCTCGCCCTCGACGGTGGGCGAGTGGCGGCGGCGCGAGATCCGAAACGATCACGACCTGTTGCTGCGAGCGATCCGTTTTTTTCGGGACGAGTGCAGCACGCTCGAACTGCGCGAAGGACTGCGCGAGATGCTCGCGCTTCTCGACGAGGGCGGCGGCTCTGGCACCACCGCGATCTCGTCTCAATCGGAAACGCTCGCGGACGAACGAGCAACGAACGAAGGAGGATCGAATGTCGAAGCCCAGGAACGCGACGAGAAGAAGTGAGAGGCTGACACGCGCCGAACTGCTGACGGAGAACGGGGAGCTGCGCGCTGCGAGTACGAGGAATGGATGAGAAGGAGGCTCACATGAGCGACGCCCCCGCCACGCCCGCCGCGACGCCCGCGCCTTGCTGCAAATGGTCCACGAAACCGTGGAACGTCGGGAAGGTCCACCTCTTGCACACGCCGACGCCCGGAGCGCTCGGACCTGAGACGGCACCGCACGCCCCGCCCGCCGCGACATGCCCTCACGAAAACTGCGCGTGCCGAATCCTCGACGCCCCCCCGCCGCGCACGGAGGCGCGGCTCTCCGACGAGGAGTTCGAGCGGCTCGTCCAGACCTGCTTCGGCAATTCCGCCGAGGACAACCGCTTCGTGAATGAGGCCCGCCGTGCGAGAGAGGTGGAAACACAGTCGATGCGGCACACGATGGCACACCCACACGCAATCAGGAATTGCCCCGTCTGCACACAGATAGAGAGTCTCGTGGCCCGAGCCGACCGCGCCGAGAAGGAACTCGCTCTTGCGTCCATCGTGGAGTGCGTCGCGTGCGGCCACGAATCCGAGCGTGACTCTCGCTCGTGGATCTGCGAGACGTGTGCGGCGACCGCTGGAGAACGAGCGTGCAAGGCCGAGGCGGAGCGGGAGGCGATCTTCAACGCGGTGTGTCTGACGGATGACCCGAGGCGTCTGTGCCTTGAGGGTGGCGGGATGGTCCCGCCGATCTCACCGGAGAAAATCGGGTCGCTCATCCGCTCGCGTGATGAAGCGAGGGCCGACGCGGCGAGGCTTGCCCGGATCATCGAGGATGCCCGTTGCGCCATCCTGTGCCTTGTCCCCAACCCGGACGAACCGGATTGGTCGCTCGCCCTTCCGAATCCGGCGGATCGTGTCTGTCTGCAAGATGCGGTGAACGCTCTCGCCGCCGCGAAAGGGGGCGAGTAGATGAAACCCGAACTTGCATGGCATTTCCTCGCCGAGAAGAACGGTCGCCCCGTCTATCGGAACGAGAAGCCCGCCCACGCGGGCGATGTACTGACTCACGCCGACCCGCTCGTTCTCTGCGAGAGCGGGCTGCACTACTCGACCAAGCCCATCGACGCGCTTCGTTACGCACCGGGACCGTGGATTTGCCGGGTGCGCGTGGGCGGCGAGCGGAAGTACGAGTGCGACAAGGGTGTGTGCCGCCGCCGAGAGATTCTCTGGATGGTAGACGCGACGCCGCTCTTGCAAGCGCTCGCGCGATCATGGGCTGCTAGTGTGCTTCACATTTGGGACGCCCCGGAGATCGTCGTGCGGTATTTGGCGACGGGCGACGAGTCGATACGGGCCGCTGCGGAGGCCGCTGCGAGGGACGCTGCGTGGGTCGCTGCGTGGGACGCTGCGAGGGACGCTGCGGGGGCCGCGCAGAACGCCGAGTTCGAGGCGGCGCTCGCCACCGTGGAGCGAGAGATCGCCGCGAAAGGGGACGAGTAGATGAGTGGCTACCTGCAGTTCTGCGCCACGGGGGAGCGCGTCATTGACGACCTCCTGCACCTTCTCGAAATGGCCGGGAATGGCTATCACCACACGAACGGATGGGTGGAGGAGGGGTACGGCGGCGAACCGTCCTACGTTGACCAGATCGACGCGCTCGCCAAGAAGAAGGCCGAGGAGATCGCCGCCCTCCGCGCCGACCTCTCGAAGGCCCTCGGCTCGCTCGACGCCACGAACATCGAGATCACGAACCTGCGGGTGGACGCCCGATTCCTCGCGGACACGCTGACCCGCATACTCCTCGCCATCGGTTTCCCCGAGCAACTCGAAGCCACCATTGACCGGCACGCAACGATGAACCCCGACGAGATCGCCGTGGCCGAACTGATCGCACGCCGCCGCATCGAAACCGCGGGCGGCAGGAAGCAACGCTTCGGCGCCACCCCCGAGGAACGCTTCGCTCAGGATCGGGCCGCGGCTCTCGCCGAGATCGCCGTGGCCCGGTTTTTCAACCTGTGGTGGAGCGGCCTCGCGAAGGGGTCAGAGGGGCGCCCCGATGTCGGCGACATTCTCGAGGTCCGCTTCATCTCGACGGAGGAGAAGGGCCTCCTCATCAATCCCGAGGACAGAGGCGAGCGGCCGTTCGTCCTCGTCCTCGTGAACGAGCATCGATGCACGCTCCTCGGCTGGCTCTTCGCGCACGAGGGGCGCCGGCCGGAGTTCGAGCATCCGAGCAAGCGCGAGGGAACTGTGTTTCATGCGGTGCCGCGCGAGCGGCTCCGCCCCCTGTCACTCCTCGGCGAGCACCTCGTCCGCCGAGCAACGCCCTGAAGGAGAGCCCGATGACGAAGAAGAAGTCCACCGCGACCGCAACCCTCCCCGGCGTCGAGATCCCCGGCTACGACAAGGAACTCACGGCCCTCGCCCTCGAAGTCGTCTCCGCGAAGGAGGACACGAAGAAGGCCCGCGAGGCAGAGGACATCGCCCTCGACGAACTCCTTCAGGCGATGAAGGAGAGGCAGCTCAAGAAGTATCACGACGCCGACGCGAAGGTGCGGATCGAACTCTCACGCTCGAAGGAAACCGTGAAGGTGCTGAAGGACAAGCCGCCGAAGCCCGCGCTGAAGGGAGCGATCTCCCGGGACGGGCGGCTGTGAGACGCAAGCCCGAGGCCCAGGAAGGCCGCGTCACGCTCGTCCTCACCCCCGCGGAACGGGACTTCCTCGTGCGAGCCCTTCAGCTTTCCGTGGGAGCCGACGCCTACCTCCGGACATCCGAGGGAAACGCGGTCCGCGTGAACCTCCGCGATAGGATCAAGCGCGCCCGCATCGCAACGTGGAGGAGGAAGCGAACGTGATCGCAACGCCCTGCCGCAAGTGCCAGCGCCCGATCGTGTGGACCCGCGACCGCAGCGGCTTCCGCTTCCCCGTGGACGCCGCGCCCGTTTCCACCGGCCGCTTCGACGTGTTCGCCCGCGGGCGAGACCTCGTCTCGCGCGAGATCCGCCCCGACGAGCGGTTCGACGGGCCGCGCTTCGCCTCGCACTTCCTGACCTGTCCCGAAGGCTCGGAATCGAAACGCGAAAGGCAGAGCCGCCCGTGACCGACATGGCGATCTCGACGGTCCTCTTCCATGCGTGCCTCCTGACGGGCTGCGCCGCGGTCCTGGTCGTCGCGGCGCTTTTGTTCCAGCACGCCGACCAGCTTCCGACGCCTCGCGAGGCGGGCATCGCGCGGCTGGTCGCGCTCCTGATGATCGGCCTCGTCGTCCTCGTCCTCTGGGCGGTGCGCTCATGAGCCTCCGTAACGCCCTCGTGGGCGCACCCCTTCTCTCCGACCTCGTGGAGCCGAAGCCCGACGTGCCGAGGCGCAAGGGGAGGTCGCTCCCCACGCAACGCTCGAAGCGGCTCCTCGAAGAGGCCGGGTGGCTCGTCGCGATCACCGAGCGATGGAACCCCTTCGCCCACGTGCGTCAGGACCTCTTCGGCTTCGGCGACCTCCTCGCGGTGAACGAGGACCTCGGCGTGCTGATGGTGCAGACGACGAGCGCGCCCAACCTCTCGAAGCGGATCGAGAAGATGAACACCGAATGCTTCGCGAACCTGAAGAAGTGCCTCGAATCCGGCGTCAACGTCGAGGTCCACGGGTGGGGCAAGCGCGGGCTGCGCGGCGAGCGGAAGCTCTGGACGTGCCGCGTCGTCGGCGCCTACCTGAAGGAGGACCCGGCGACGAACTCGACGGTGATCGAGTGGCGGGAGGAGCGGTCGTGACCGCGGCCCAGGAACGCCGCCTCATCCTCGCCGCCCTCGACTACGCGACGCAGGACCGGGCCTACCGCAACGCCCGGAGGATTCACCTCGACGCCGTGGCGCGGCGGGCCGAGGACGCCAGAGAGTGCGAGAAGGTCCGGTCCCTCTGCGCGAAGGCGCGCCGCCTCGCGAAGCTCCGCCTCCTCCGCGCCGCGGGGCTCTATCGTTCGCAGACCCTCCTCCCGCTTGAGAAGATGCGGGACCGCGCGAAAGCCGAAGAAGGAGAAGCCGCCCATGAGTGATTCCCCAAGTCGCCTCGTCCTCCCCGAGCATCTCGGGCTTCAGGGCCATCGCTCGGCCTCCATGCGCCGCGAGATCGAGCATCGCCAGAAGATCGCCACGCTCGAAGAGGTGATCGAACATCTCCGCGTCGTCATCATCGTCGCCCTCGAAGAGCGCAAGGGCGAGCCGCTCCTCGTCACGGGCGACCGGCGCATAGAGCTTCTGACGAAGGGCGGGCAATACCACGTGAGACAGGCGAAGGACTCGCTCGATGTCGTCTACTCGCTCACGGCGCCGGCCGAGGAAGAGGCCCCTCCCGCTCCGCCGCCCCCGGAGACCGCGTCGTGAAGCGGCCCGCCGGAATCCGCGACCGCGTGAAGGAGCTTCGCCGCGTCCGCGCGGGCGACCTCGTCGCGAATCCCCTGAACTACCGGCGCCACCCGACGAAGCAACGGAACGCCGTCCGCGCCGCCCTCGCGGAGATCGGCTACGCGGACGCGCTGATCGCACGCCAGAACGAGGAGGGGAAGCTCGTCCTCCTCGACGGGCACCTTCGCGCGGGCCTCGACCCCGAGCAGATCGTCCCGGTCCTCGTCGTCGACGTCTCGGAGAAGGAGGGCCTGAAGGTCCTCGCGACCCTCGACCCTCTCGCGGCGATGGCGGAGCAGGATGCGGAGGCTCTCGCCGAACTCTCGCGCCGCGCGGAACTCGACGCGGCCGAGCTTCGAGAACTCGTCGCAGCGGGCCTCGAGGAGGACGGCTCTCCGGCGCCCATGCGTCCCCTCGACGTGCGCCGCCCGCCGACGCTCTCGTGGGTCCTCGTCGGAATCCCGACGGTGCGCTTCGGCGAGATCGCCGAGACGATGGAGAAGGTCGCGGCCATCCCGGGCGTCCTCTGCGAGGTCGTGCTGAACGACGATCAGGGCGCGCGATGAGCGACACGGAGAAAACGGACAACGGGAACCTCGGCTCGAAGCTCGCGCTCCGCCGCCACTTCCTCTCGCGCTACCACGCCGAGGGCCAGGTGCGCGTCCTCGATTGCTGCGCGGGGGACGGCGTGATCTGGACGAAGCTGCGGAAGGAGTTCAAGGTGGACTCCTACTTCCCCCTCGACCGCAAGCCGAAAGCGGGGCGCATCCGGATCGACGACTCCGCGAGGATCACCGCGCTCCCCGGCCTCCGCGAGAACGTGATCGACGTGGACACGTACGGCGTCCCGTGGAAGCACTTCATCGGGATCGTCTCGAACCTCGCGGCCCCGCTGACGGTGTTCCTCACCATCGGGCACGTTATCGTCGGCAGGGGCACGATGATCTCCCGCGAGGAGGCCCGGGTCCTCGGCCTGAACTTCCGGCGGTACAGCCTCCCGATGGCGTTCAACGCCCGACTCCTCCATCTGGCGACCGAGCGGCTCCTCGCCCTACCGCTCGAACGCGGCATTCCCGTCGTGGAGGCTCAGGAGATCGACGGCCCGCACGTCAGCTACATCGGCCTCCGCCTCGGGGCCCCTCCCGGCCGCGCCTAGACGCTCTATTCCGCGCTTGCGGAAAGGTAGCAGGAAAGCTATCATGGGGAGAGAAGGAGAACCGGATGGGCCTTGACACGAAGATCGCGTGGACGGACTCGACGTGGAACCTCGCGTGGGGATGCATGAAGGTCTCCCCGGGGTGTGCGAACTGCTACGCCGAGGGGATCGCCCGGGAGAAGGCGTGGGACGTCTGGGGGAAGGATAAGCCCCTCCGCGTCCTCGGCCCCGACTATTGGAACGAGCCCCGGAAGTGGAACCGCGCCGCCGAGAAGGACGGGAAACGGCATCGGGTGTTCTGCTCCTCCATGACCGATTGGGCGATGGATCACCCCGGCCTCGTCCCGCTCCGCGCCCGCCTCTGGGACCTCGTGCGCGAGACCCCGTGGCTCGATTGGCAGCTTCTCACGAAGCGGCCCGAGAACATCCGGCGCTTCCTCCCGAACGACCCCGCCATCGTCGCGCGGCTCTGGCTCGGCGTCTCCATCGAATCGCAGGAGTACGCCTTCAGGGCCGACGCGCTCCGCTCGCTCCCGTGCGCGGTCCGGTTCATCTCCTATGAGCCCGCGCTCGGCCCCCTCGACGACCTCGACCTCACCGGCATCGATTGGGTGATCTTCGGCGGCGAGAGCGGCCCGACGTTCCGGCCGATGAAGGTCGAGTGGGCTCGCACGATGCGCGACCGCTGCCGGACCGCTGGCGTCGCGTTCTACTTCAAGCAGTCCGCCGCACGGTGGACAGAGATGGGCGTGAAGCTCGACGGCGAGATGGTCCGCGAGTATCCGACTCCCCGGCACGCGCACCTCGTCGCGAGGCCCCTCGTGAACGGAGATCTCTTCGCGTCCTAGAATGGGCGGGATGGCCGACCCGCCCGAACGCGAAGATCCGCCCCCCGACGAGATTCCCCCGGAGGACCGCGTCGCGGCTCTCCCCTCCTCGCTCGTCCGCGAGCCGAAGCATCAGCGCGGCCTCTACGGCGCGCGGCTGCACAAGCGGGACCGCGAGATCCTCCTCGAAGCCCTCCGCGGCGGCGCCTCGATCGCCGCGGCGGCGGCGCTGATCGGCCGCGACCGCTCCACGATCTCGCGCTGGCGGATGCTCGGCGCCGAGGGGCGCCCCGGATACCGGAAGTTCTACCTCGACTCCGAACAGGCGTTGGGCCACGCGCTCCGCCGCCTTCACAACGCGGCGAACCTCGCGGCCTCGACGGACGGGCGGCTCGCCCTCGCCCTGCTCGACAGGCTCGACCCCGACTTCCGCGCTCTCCGCGCCGCACGCCGCAGCGGCGCCGCCTCGGTCGTCGCCGACTTCATCGCACAGCCCTCCGACGTGAGCGGTCAGCCCGGGATGGCGGCTCGCGTCACGTACACCCTCTCGTGGGACGACGGTACGCCGCTCGGTCTCCCCGGCATTCCAGGAACGCCCTTCGAGATGCTGAAGCCCGGCGGCAACGGGAACGGGAATGGATCGAAGCCGCACCCGTCACGGCGGGACGAGGACGGCCTCGCGCTGATCGAGGACGACTCCGACTCCGAACTGTGAGCGCTAACCCCGAGCCCTCGCCCGTCCACGCAGAGCCGAACCCGACGGCCCATATCTTCCTGCCGCGCCTCCACGCGCATCAGCTTGAGATCGCCCGCCACCCGGCACGGTTCAAGGTCGTGGCCGCAGGGCGGCGCTTCGGTAAGACGAAGATGGCGGCGACGCTCTCGATCATTCACGCGCTCGCGGGCCATCGGGTTTGGTGGATCGCGCCGTCGTACAAGCTCGCGCTCGTGGCGTGGCGCGACTTCATGAAGCTGGCCCGCCGGGTGAACGGCGCGACGATCCTCCGCTCGTCCCTCGAAGTGGGCTTCCCCTCCGGAGGCACGGTCACGATCCGCTCCGCACGCGACCCGGAGTCGCTGCGGTCCGACTCCCTCGACCTCGTCATCTTCGACGAGGCGGCGTTCATCGATCTCGCGACGGCGTGGAAGGCCGTCATCCGCCCCGCGCTGATGGACCGGCGCGGCCGCGCCTACTTCCTCTCGACGCCCTTCGGCAGGAACGAGTTCTATCGGCTCTGGAAACGCGGGCTCACGTGGTATCCGGGCGACCTGTGGAAGTCGTGGCGCTTCAAGTCGTGGGAGAACCCCTTCCTTCCTCCCGAAGAGAAGGCGTCCATGCTCGAAGAGTACGAGTCCGACGCGGGCGACTCCTCGATCCGGATGCAGGAGACGGAGGCCGAGTTCCTCGACGAAGCGGCCGGAGTGTTCCGCGGCGTCGAGGGGATGCTTCGCGACGACATCTCGCTCGGGCGCCCGCGGCACATGGGATGCCACCATGTCCTCGGATGGGACCCCGCGAAGTTCGAGGACTACAACGCCCTGATCCTCGTGGACGTCCCCTGCCGGGAACTCGTCCTCCTCGAACGTACGCGGCGGATCGACCTCACGCGCCAGCTCGACCGCGTGAAAGAAATCATGGGCTCCTACCCCGGCGTCGTCTGGATGGACGCGACGCGGGACGAGACGCTCGTGGAACTCGCCGCGGCCGCGGGCCTGAGCGTCGAGGCCGTGAAGTTCAACGCGACCCTGAAGCAGGACATGGTCTCCCGGCTCGCGGTCGTCACCGAGCGGCATCGCCTGAAGGTGCCGCGCAAGGGGACCGAGATCCTCGTCGAGGAGCTTCGCGGCTTCCGCTATCAGCTCTCGAAGTGGGGAGGCGGGATCAAGTACGGCTCGCCCTCCGGGGAACACGACGACACCGTGACGGCCGCGGGGCTCTGCGTCCTCGGAATGGGCGACGCGGCCCTGTTCGACATGGCCGACGACTACGAAACGGCGAAGGGTGGAAAGCCCGCGGTGTTCATGGAAGGAGTCCCGACGTCGGGCTCGGTGTTCTCGTGAAACCCGGCGCTTGCGGGCACCCGGTAGAATAGCGGCGCGACATGGCGAACGCCCGCGACATCTTCCAGAAGATCGGCGAGTTCGTGCGGGGGCCGCGCGAGCCGTCGGCGGAAGAGATCGCGAACCGCACGCTCGTCTCGCACGAATCGAAGGACCTCGAATCCTACTCGACGGACCTTCAGCTTCAGTACCTCACGGGCATCGGGATCGACTTCGCTCCCGCGGACATCCGGAGCCTTCAGATCCGGGCGCGGTGGGGGAGCCCCGAGTGGCTCTATTCCCTCTATGACCAGATGGTCCGCCTCGGCCCAGGTCCGCAGGTTCGGAAGATGATCGAGGCGATGCGGGACACGGAGGATCAGTTCAAGACGACCCCCGAGGACGTCGAGGACGCGGACGAGGCCGGACTCTCGCAGAGCGAAATCGATCAGGCCGTGGAAGCGGCCGAGTACGTCGAGGCCGTCCTCCGGCCGTGGACCGCGGAGATCAAGTCGCACATGGCGACGGCCGAACTCTATGGCGTCGCGACGGGCGAGATCGTCACAGACCCGCGCGGCCTGAAGTGGCGCAGCGGATGGAAGGAACGGATCGTCGAGTTCCGGCCGATCCCCGCGCGCCGCCTGAAACTCGACCCGGGCTCGCACGAGTGGCTCTTGAAGCTCTCGCCGCTTTCGATGGACGGCGTTCCCGTGGACCCGCTCATCAAGCGCGGGAAGCTCCTGTTCTATGAAGTGGGCGCGGGCGTGGAGCCGCTCGATCAGCGCGGCCTCTACTTTCAGATCCTTCTCCCGTGGGCGATCCTCCAATACTGCACGCGCTGGCGGGCGAAGCGAGTCGAGAAGTACGGCATTCCCCCGGCCATCGGGAAGGTGAACCTCTCCGACGCGAAACAGAAAGCGACGATGCTGAAGGCTCTCGAGGACTTCGGCGCCTCGATGCATATGGTCGTCGGGAAGGACTCCTCGGTGGAGTTCGCGAACGCGCTGGCTCAGGGACGCATCGATCCGCAAGCCGAGCAGATCGAATGGTGCCTCCGGCAGTTCGACCTCACGTTCCTCGGCGACACTCAGGCGTCGCAGGTTCAGGTCGGCGCGGGCTCGAAGCAATCGAAGGATCAGGCCATCGCCGGATTCAAAGACCTCACGAACTCCCGCATCCTTCGGCTGAACCGCGCGGTGTTCAATCGGCAGTTGATCCCGGGCCTCATCCTCCGGAACTTCGGCGAGGACCTGGCGCGGGCGAACTGCCCGACCATCGAATCGACGGTGCCCGAGTCGGACGACGCGCTCACGCTGGCCCAGACAGCGGTGGCCGTGAATCAGGCGGGCTTCGGCTCGAAGATCGACGGCGAGGACCTGATCCGGCGATGCACGCTTCAGATCGCGAGCGAGGAGATGCAGTCGGAGGCCGAGGCGAAGGAACAGGCGGCGAACGCCGCGAAGGCTCCGGTCCTCGCCGCGGCCCCCGGCGCGGCCCCGGACGACGCCGCCCCCGGCACGGCCGACCGGAAGGCTCCCCTTCCTCCCGCGGGGGTCTCCCCGGGCGCACGGAAGCCCCTCCCCGACCCGAACAAGGCCCCTTCCCGCCCCTCGAAGGTCGTTCCCCCTCCTCTCCCCCCGGGGGCGACGAAGAAGGCTCAAACGGCCTCCGCCTCCGCTCAGCCGGTCGTCCCATTCGTCCGCCGCCGGTTCGCGACGATGGGCGACGTGCAGCCCCCGGCAGCGGCCCCGGTCCTCGCAAAGACCGATGGGGCACGGGCGGCGGAGAAGCGGATCGCGGAGAAAGTACGCGCGCACCTTGCGGCTATGAGGCAGCGCACGCTCGCCGAACGCGCGAAGGCGATCTCCGCCAATGCCCGCCCGCAGTAGCAGTCCCCGCGCTCTCGAACAGGCGGGCGGCGTCGCGGTCGACTTCCCCGACCTGACGGACGAGATCGCCGAGATCGTCGCGGAATCGATGGACTCCGCGATAGACGCCTACGGCCTCGCCGACGTCGTCAACGCCGAGAAGCTCGCGGAGCTTGCCGTCACCATCGCCGAGAAGCGGGCCGCGGAACTCGTCACGAAGGTCTCGGAGACGGACCGCGAGAACATGAACGAGGAGATCGCCGACGCCGTCGAGGAGCGGATCTCCGACGCGGAACTCGCGGATCGCCTCGTGGACGACTTCGGCCTGAGCGACGAGCGCGCCGCCACCATCGCCCGGACGGAACTGACCGATGCCTGGAATGCGGGATTCGTGGCCCTCGCGAAGGACGTCGGCGAGGAGTACGTCTACGCCACCGACGGGACGGGCTGCGATGCGTGCGCCGCGGTGGCCGACGATCCCATCTGGACCGTCGAAGAGGCCGAGGACAACCCGCTTGAGCATCCGAACTGCGATCGGGAGTTCCGCTTCCTCACCCCCGAGGAAAAGGCGGACATGGACGAGGAGGACGTCGCCGACGAGGAAGAGACCGACGCCGACTTCGGCATCTCCGCC